GCCTCGCCTCGTTTCAAGGACAGGGCTCTTCTTATCGAGCGTCAGGTTTCAGAAATAGGCGGCCTCGCCATGGATATCATGAAGGCCAAGGTTGCCCATGTCATGACGGCCTGGATTATGCCGAAAGATCAATCTTTTATCGAAAGAATCCTGATGCGCCTCGGCGTCAATCCGAAAGGCATAGACGATAAGCTCTCTCCGGATTCCGATCTTCTTTTGCCGCCCGTCGAAGGAATGAAACCGGTTCAATTCTTGCTCAGTCAGTTGCCGACGAATTGCCGTGTAACGGTTGATAGCCATTCATCGTCCCCTGCCTTCAGCCACGATACGCGCCAGCTTCTCTTCGATCTTTTCAAGGCCGGTGCTTTGTCTCCGGAGCAGTTGGTCGTTCATACGTCGCCGCCAAATCTTGAAGTGATTCTTGAGGATTTGCGCAAGAAAGAAATTCAAGAGGAGCAGTTTGCAGAATCTCATCCAGAGGAATTTGCCAAAGAGAAATCCAAGAAGAAAAAATAACTAGTCATTGTACGCCGTATTATTCTTTGTAATTTTATTACCTTTCGCTTTACACCTCCATCCGCTCCATGTGAAATGTCAACATAGGTTCATGGCTATGCCGTGACCTCAACTCCGGCGATTTGGGGTAAAGGCTTGAGTCCCCTGATAGCCGTACAAATTGGAAGGGACTCGCACAATGAAGCGTAAGCACAAACGCGCTAGGCGCAAGTAAGGAATAGGGGGCGGAGTTCGCGTCCGCTGCTCCTCCCCTTACTTACATGACTGAGGAACCTAAGAATGCCAATGCCATTACCAGGTGGTTTACCTCCAAGCGCCTCTCCAGCATCTCCGAACCTCGGACCGGCCACGCCGCAACAGGGAAATCAGGGGAACATGGCCGGGGCGATGATTGAAATACAGAACGCCGTCAAGATGCTAGAGAAAGCTCTGCCAATGATTCCGATGGGTGCCCCCGTCCACGAAAAAATCCTGAATTTCTGCAAAGAAATCGGCAAGACTCTGTCCGAAGGTTCCGGAGGCGGCAATCACGCCCTAGAACTGCAATCACTTATTCAAATGGCCCGTCAATCCGCACAGCAAGCTCCTGTCGCCGCTCTTGCTAGAGCATTCCCATCAGGTGCAGGCGCAGGTGGGGCACCGGCTCTTCCTGGTGCATCACCACAACCGCAAGCCGCTTAACCGAAGGAGAAAGCCATGCCATCGAAATTTCCCGGACCGTTTATAAACGATACCAAGGTTGACACTTCCGTCATGCACTATATCTGCGGCGGTGATTTCAGCCAGACCGAGATCGGTGCCCGCACGTCAGGGCTTCCGAAGGATGTCAAGAACGACATGAACATCAGCCATGTCGGCGATGCAACACCAGGTGCCGCTAAAACGAAATTTCCCTAAGTAATCTGAGATGATCCTTAAGCCAAAACGTGGAAAACGCTGTTAAACGAAGGAACAAAACATGACCGAACCTGCCGAAAAGGTTGAAGTATCTAAATCCGATCTCGCTGTTTTACAGCAGGCCAAGGCTTTGCTGGACGGTCTTTGGAACAACACGACCCACGGCAACAAGTTCAAAAAGCTCCTAAAGGAATCCAATCCCAATCTTCGCATTCCGGAAATCGACATTGCCGAAGAGGCCCAGAAGCCCGTCGTCGAGAAGCTGACGGAGCAGGAAAAAGAGCTGAAGTCTCTAAAGGACGAGATGGCTGCCGACAAGAAAAAGCGCCAGGAAGAGAAAGAGGAAAATGATCTCCAGAAAGAGCTTGAGGAAGTCAAGGGCAAGTACAGCTTGACGCCGGAAGGCATGGAGAAAGTCATCAACCGCATGAAGGAAAAGAAGAGTTACGATCCTGAGGCGGCAGCGGCTTGGGTTGTTTCTCAAATGCCAAAGGCAAAACCGGCGGATTCCGGGTCGAAGTTCGGACTTCCGGGAAAGATGGATTTGTATGGAACGGCGAAGCAGGACAAGGACTGGGCTGATCTCCACAAGGATCCTCTCGAATATTTCGATAATACCGTCCGCGATGTCATGGACAATCCGGAAAGATTCAAAGAGTTCGGCGGCGAACTGTAAACCAGAGGAGTAAGTAGCAATGGCATTCCCCACCACATTCCAGACACCGGTTAGCAGCGGCATCACGCCCGGTGGTGCAATTGGGGCACAATTGCAGGCCATTACGCGCCGCGCCGTTGTGCCGACGATCTTCGTTCAGATTTATCAATCTCACCCGGTTCTTTCTTTGCTGCTCTCGAACGCGCAGAGAGCCCGTGGCGGTGTCGGCCAGGTCACGATCCCGGCTCAGGGTGCAAGCTTTGTGTCCTTCTCGTGGGGTTCATTTGCTGGCGACTTCCCGATGCCGGAAGACCAGGCGGCCATCCAGGATGCCTACTTCAATCTCAAGCTCGGCATGATTCCCATCGGTTTCTTCGGAATGGAAGCCATCGTGCAGTCGTCCGAAGTCATCGTACCGAAGCTTCGCGCCGTTATGTCGGACGCAGCCGTGGTTATCAAGCAGTCCATTGCGCAGTCAATCTACGCCAACAACTACGCCAACCCTCAGGCTATCGACTCTCTTTATCAGGCCTATGATGACGGCACCAACGTACCTTCCTACGGCGGCATAGCCCGTTCTGGGAATCCATGGTGGTACGGACAGTATCTGCCAAACTCGACTGGCATCACCAACCGCACGGGCATGGCCATCACGCTAACCCGTGTGATGACGGGTGCTGGCGGCGAGGCTCCTGACTTTGCCGTTATGAACCCATCAAACTGGGCGACGCTCATGGCCGACTTTATGGGTTACGAGCAGTACCAGACCCGTCCGAAGTCGATCTACGGCGAAAATGACGTTGTGAATGCCGGTTTCAGAGCCATTCGCGTTCTCGACACGCCGATCTTCCCGGATCCGTTCTGCCCGGTTGGCGAGATGTATATGTTCAACTCTCGCTACTTGGCTATGTACCTGTCGGAATACGCTCCGTTCGTATTCTCTGGGTTCCAGAGCGCAATTCCTCAGGGTCAGATCGCCGACATTGGCGTTCTCATCACGGCTCTTGACTTGATTTGCTCGAAGCCTTCTTCCGGCGCTCACCTGACGGGACTCGGTTCCGGCGCATGGAACAACAACCTCGTAACCCCAGCGGTCCTATAGGAGTAGCCTGACATGACGACAATTTTTGGAGCCCTTGGCGTAACGCCCAGCCTTCGCGGACAGCCAACGAACATATGGACTCTTCAGGCAGGTAATGCCCGTCTGATTCCGGCTGGAACTTGGCTGATTTCCACTGGAGGCTATATCAGCATCCAGGAATACGATGCTATCGCTCAGATTTGGCGTCCAATCGGCAATCATGCCACTGGTCCTGATTACATTAACTCCGACGGTGTTAATTATCGTCTTGCCAACCAAACCGGTTGCGTTGTCGGCGCTTATTTGACGAATGCCGGAACTGGTTATACGTCGGCACCAACGGTTACGGTTCCTTCTTCCTCCGGTGCCGTTCTCAAGGCTATTGTCGGTGGGCTCGTCAATACGTCGGTTACGGTTGTCAACGCCGGGACTAGCTATGTATATCCCCCGATTGTTGCTTTCGATGCTCCTCCTGCCGGTGGCATCCAGGCAACCGGATATTGTACCTTGTCATCCGGAACGGTATCGACTGTTACGGTCACCAACCAAGGCGCAGGCTATACCAACAATCCGAACGTCTATCTGATTAACGACTCACGCGACACGACCGGTTCAGGGGCTACGGCAACGGCAACCCTGACTGGATCGCAGACTATCGGTGCCATTGTTGTCACCGACTTCGGAAGTCCCGTGTCGGCGGTTCCTGCCATCACCATTTCTGGTGGAGCTGGTTCTTCCGGTGCGGCAACGGCACTTATGGCCTACGTCATCAGTTCCTATACGGTTACTTCGGCGGGTTCCGGCTATGTCGGGAACGTCCTGGTGACAGGATTTGCGGCTCCGATCAGTGCCTCCGGAACCAACCCTGCTATCCAGACATCGCTTGTCAAGCAGCGTCAATGCTGGATTGCGGCCTCGATCAACTCGACGGCTCTCACGGCAACCGGGCAGACTGTTTATGACGGGGGCATCTTCCCCGTTGTTCCTACCGGGTATGTCATGGGTTGGTCGAATGGCTCGGCAGCTCAGGTGAGCTTCACGGGTTCTGGAACTACGGATACCGTCGTCATTCTTCCTGTCTAATCCGGGAGGGGTAGGTGTCTCTTGCAGCTTTCGACTTATGTGAGGGACACGGCTGAGCTGCTTTATGATGAGAGCAATCTCTTCACCTCGCAGGCACAGCTTCAGAGATACGTCAACCGTAGTCGCTATCAGATAGCGCTTGAAACGCAGTGCATCCGCGTTCTTGTCTCTGGGCAATCTCCATTCGGGGCCATATCTCAGGCTGGATCCAGCATACCTGGAGCGGCAGTACCAGGGGCTCAACCTGGTAATCTTCCGATCCCACAGCAATCAACGGGGCTCAACACCTTCTCGACTATCTCAGGGGTCGAGAAATATCCGTTCTCTTATGGAAACCAGTTTGCCACTCAGGCCAACTCTGGCGTCAAAGGCATCATCGACATTCTCGACTGTGCCGTTTCTTGGGGTGGTATTCGCCCATCCTTGAATTGGATGCCATGGGATGAGCTTCAAGCCTATGCGCGGAGCTACAATATTGGAGTCTTTTCTTATCCGTTCTGTTGGTCAACGAACGGCTACGGTGAGCGTGGTGAAGTGTGGCTCTTCCCTGTGCCTCAAGTAGGACCGCCGACGGCTGGGTCCGCTTCGATAGGTACTCAAGGTGAAATGGAATGGGACACGAGCTGCGTCCCGATTGATCTGGTTAACGACTATGATCCGGATGCCATACCGGAGCCTTTCCAGAAATTTGTTCCTCACTTTTCGGCCTTCTGGGCTCTTCTACGAGCACAGCGTTATGGCTCTGCCCAGATACAGGCCGGTATTTTGCGTGAGCAACTTGGTATCGGCGTTGGTGCTTCAGATCCCGGCAAGATAAGCAACTATTACTGGGGAAGCGAGCTTCCGTAGCTATGGCTCTTCCGGCGCAACTTCAGCAACTTTCCTCCAAGGAACAGCAGCGTCTCGGGTTGCCCGATGGATTCAAGATCTATTCGCCGTTTCCGTTCGGGGGCATGAATTTTCAGGCATCGCGTATCGGCATCCAAGACAACGAGTTTTACTATCGAGAAAATTTCATCCGCATCGGTGACGGAAACTTACGAACTCTCTGGGACAAAGGAAACGCCCTTTATGAGGCCCCATCTGGGAAAACCATCGTTTATTTTTTCCCGTTCAATATCGGAGCCGCGAACTACCATGCGGTCTTTCTGAGTGACGGCACGGCCTATCAAGTCGATATGGCTGGACATGTTACTACGATCTCGGCTGTAGCGAATACTTTCTATAACGGCGGTCAATTGCCGATTTGCAGTCAGTGGGGTTCACAGTATCTCCTCATCGCCAACAACATCACGGCGAATAGCTACTGGGTCTGGGACGGATCCGTCTTCTATTTCCCTGGGAGCATTGGCCCGCAGGTAACGATAACAGACGCCGGAAGCGGATATTCATCGGTCCCGACAGTGACGGCATTCGGAGGATCAGGGTCGGGAATCTCGGCGACGTCAACTATCTCCGATGGATCTGTCGTCGAGGTAAATATTCTCAATCCGGGGACAGGATATCTGCCTGGGGATATTGTGCAATTTGCTTTTTCCGGAGGAGGCAGCGATTCTTCGCCTGTCCTCGCGTCTTCTCTTACGGCTGGAACAATCGGCCATGTTCAGCTTATTTCCGGAGGATCAGGATTTACGCCTGGGACATATTCACTCGGCTTCTCCGGAGGAGGAGGAACAGGAGCCGCTGGGACTTATACCGTCGATTCGACGGATGCCGTTGTCAGCATTAATCTGACGAGCGGAGGAAGCGGCTACACCGGTAGTCCTACCGTCGCTTTCTCAAGCGGTGGCGGTTCCGGTGCTTCGGCAATTGCTATTCTTAATCCCGGCAGCGTTTCATCCGTCAGCGTAGTTTATGGCGGCTCGGGCCTAACCGGGACTCCTACTTTGACCTTCCAAGGCGGCGGCGGAACCGGGGCAACGGCCACAGCAGTCGTAACGGCTGGAGCCATATCATCCGTCACGGTGACGGCAGGAGGAACCGGGTACACGTCCGATCCGGCGGTTATCGTGCAGACGGGTCAGAACAACGCGGCAGCGGCGATGGCTACGCTTATGCCATTCGGTATTTCCGGTTCTTCCATGGAAACTTTCCAGCAGAGAGTGTGGTTGCCATATCCAAATCAGACTGGCGGCCAAGAGAATGGTGGTACGTTCCTCGTATCGGCTCCCGAATCCTTCACGGATTTTGCTACATCCGACGGTGGCGACGAATATGTGTCTTCCGATTCTTTCTTGCGCTCCCAGTATGTCAACATCAAGCAGACCAACGGCTATCTATATCCCATCGGGGACAGCTCGGTTTCGGTTATCTCGAACGTTCAAACATCTGGGACTCCGACTACCACGACGTTCAACTATCAAAACACCGACCCGCAAATCGGCACGTCATGGCGCGACACTTGCGTGCCTTACGGAAGGACCGTGCTTCTCGGCAACAGACTAGGCGTTTACGGTCTTTACGGCGGGGCTGTGACCAAAGTGAGCCAGAAAATGGACGATATTTTCACGAATGCCATTTTCCCTCCCACGGCAGGGGCCGTGACGCCGTCCTCGGCAGTGTCTAATATTTTCAGCCAGAAAGTGTTCCTGATGTTGATGACTATTCAGGATCCTTTCACGGCTCTCAACCGCAACGTCATGATAGCATGGGACGAAAAAGAATGGTTTATAGCCTCGCAATCGACAAATCTTGTTTTCATCGCAACCCAGGAAATCAACAGCAACTTGATGGCTTGGGGAACGGACGGAACAAATCTTTATCCTCTTTTCAACGCGCCATCGGTTGCCTTAGCGAAGAAACTCTCGACGAAACTCTATGGGGCGCAAAACAGCTTTGCGATAAAGACCGCTTACTGCCTTTATCT